TCATCTGTACATGGTTTCGATGTATCGGTCAGCTTCTTTTCGGATATCATCTGTGTAATGAATATAGGTAGCTGCTACGGTGGCGACATTATCCCCTAAAACAGCCGCAACAAGATTAATATCCTTTGATTTTGATAAAAGCATGGTGGCAAAGGTATGCCGCAAGGTATGAACGGAAATCCCCTGTTTTAATTTACGCAGCTGCCGATTCATAAGTGAATGTGTACTTGGCGTTGTAGGAATAACACGACCATCAATAGATATGGGAACGGTCTGTTTCCATGCGTTTAATCTGGCGGCCAATTTTGTATTCATGTGTATGGTTCGGTTTCCGTTTCGTGATTTTACGGCTTTAAATCCCCGTTTTTCGGAAGAGATCCAGTTATACTGCTTATCTATGGTGATTGTTTGTCTGGTGAAATTGATACTGTTCCATGTCAATCCGGCTATTTCTCCATACCTCATGCCGGTATTTAAGGCGATGAAAGCAATCATGTAAAAAGTGGGGGTATCACTTAATGCGCTAAGCAGTTGCCGGGACTCTTTTTCAGTCAATGCTTTTATTCTCCGGATTGTTTTATCTTTTGCTTGCGTGACACTGTCTGCCGGATTTGCTGTAATAATTTTATACGGATTGATGGCATAGTTAAAGATGGCACGAATCTGGGCGAAACGATTCTTTCTTGTGCCTTCGCTGAATCGTCCCATATCCTGATAGACATTAATCACATCTCCGGCGGTAATTTCCCGTATGGGCTTATCGCACAGGGCAGGAATACTACGGAGCATAAAGAAATAGTTCCTTTTTGTGCTGTATTCTAAAGAGGATCCTTTATCCCGCAAGTATATATTCTGTGTGAAACTTTTAAAGGTAATATCCGCAAGTTCCGGATCGGCTCCGCAGGCGGCATCTTCTTTTGCGGCAGCTAATAATTTATCTTGGTATTGTTTGGCTTCCCGCAGCGTTTTAAATCCCTGTCTGGTTTTCTGCTTCCATTTGCTATTCACCTTATATGACAGAATAAGGCAGATACCGCCGTTTTTCTCACGCGTCGAAAAAGAATATTCCATAATAAAAATCAGCTCCTTTTCTGAAATAGGGCTGATTGTGCTATAATATATGCGTAACCAGCCTGTGGTAGGGTTGTTACAATTGCCGCGAAAGAATCCCCATTCTTCCGTGGTTCCCGTCGTCATATGTCCGTATGGCGGCGGGATTTTATATTGACAAAAAATAGGGACGGTATCTGTAACGAAACCATCCCCGCAAAACGGAAAACCGTTTTTTGTTCTGGAATCATTATAGAAATAATGAAATGCTTTGTAAAGAGATGGCTTATGGATTACATCTTTTGCAGGGAACGTATCCAGCGTTGATCGCTTCATCCCGCGTATCAAAATAGACTTTGTTGCGATCTTTCATCTGGTAGACACTGCTGCAATAATCTTCATGGAATTTGTGGCTGTTTCTGTTGCCGATATAGGCGTCTGCTACACCTGCAATAGAAACAGATAACATGGCGGCCAACGAAAAGGTGAGAATAGATTTTTTGAACATGGTATACATCCTTTCTGAATAAATTATTAATGAGACATGTTAAAGTTTGAAATTTGACGGTTGATTTCTTCTATAGCATTCTCTCGTTCATCTATAATCCGTTGAATGTCGGCATTACAGTTATCAACATATTCCTTTCCTTCATCGACATAGCGGCCAAGTTCTTCATAAGTCGGATCATAAGAAATGTAACTGGAAAAGGATGGATAATAATATCCCATGTTTGAGCCTCCAGTTGCATAGCCAAGGGCATAGGATGTGGCACACATCGTGAAAATGGAAATAACAATTAAAACCTTTTTGTACATGATACTTCTCCTTATTCGTATCTATCACTATATTCTTGAATAAGATAGTCATAGTAATTTGAGTTTTTTGAAATATGACGCGTTTCTATTATAAGCATGATAATCACCAACGCACTGAAACAAGTCTTGAGAATAAATATATTTTGAAATAATAATACTACTATTATTGAAATGAACATTGCCATATTATTAATATCTACTAATGCACCGATAAATTTATTAGCTTTTAAATATAGGGAAATAATAAAAGAAGAAAATGAAATCGTACAAAAGGATGAAAGTATAGTATATAAATTAGAGGTTATTCCCGACGAATGGATTACGAAAAAGTTTGTAAGCATGTTATAAAGGTATATCGCGGAAAAACATATAGAAATCGCAAAAAATAAAACCCAGCTAAGTATTTTATTCCCTTTATAGAATATTTTCTCAAATAATTTGAAAAGGAATCCGGCAATTAAAAGTATAATTGCAAAATAGATAAAAGACGTTATCAAGCAAACGCCTGCTTGGACAAGATGATTCAAACTATATTTTAGAAATGTCCATATAATTATAAATGGAAATAATAAAAATATTACGAAAGAAACCAAGCTATTAATGACAGGAAGCATATTGGCAGACCTCTTTTCTCGCCGTGATAGACATTACAATTTCCCTCTGATCTCAACGACTTTCCCAAGGATAGACACTGGCAGTTCCTTACATTCTTTTTTATTGTACGTCTTCGGAGTATAAACAGATGGGTTCCAGCCTATTAATGTCAGTCCAGCATCGGACTTGCTGATTTGTTTTACTGTGGCGTCGTTTCCGTTAACTAAGACGACAGCTATATCACCGCTATCCACATCTGGCTGACGCCGTACGATGACCACATCTCCGTCCATCATGCGGGGTTCCATGGATTTTCCCGCTATTTTTAGAGCGAAGTATTCGCCCGTTTTGGACATGCTTTGCGGAATTTCTTCCCAGTCTTCAATATCAGTGATGGCCTCTATCGGGATGCCTGCAGCTACTTTGCCAAGAACAGGGATACGTATACCTTTTTTCTCTTTATCCAGTAGAGTATCCATGTCTATATTAAAGAAATCGGCCAATAATTCTAAAGTTTCAAAATTCGGCTCTCTATTACCATTTTCGTACATGCTTATTGTACTTACTTTTAATCCTGTAAGCTTTGCCATGTCTGATTGCGTCAAACCTTTTTTCTTACGTGCTCGTCTTAAAGAATCTTTAAACGCCATACTTAGATAGCACTCCTTTCTTTTATTTACATCCATAATACCACGTTTTGTAAATTATTACAAAATGTTTTTCACAAAGTGTGTTGACAGTTGCAAAAAGAAGTGCTATTATCCATATATACACGAAATGTGAAATACAGAAAGAAAGGTGGTGTTAGAAATGAATCCAAAAAAATCTGGAAAAATTATTGCTAAGTTGCGTGGTAAAAGAACACAAAAAGAGATAGCGAAAGCGCTTAAAATCAGCCCATCTGCTATACAGATGTATGAAGCTGGGAATAGAGTTCCGCGTGACGAAATTAAATTAAAGATAGCAAAATATTTTCACAAAAAAGTAACAGACATTTTTTATGTTTAAAAAGTACACGTTTCGTGAAATTGTTGTAACAACCTACCACAGAAAAACATAGAAAGGAGTGAAAAATGGAACGACGAACGTACACCGTTTCAGAAACCGCTGAAATTCTCGGTGTGTCGACGGATGTCGTCTACCGCATGAAAAATGACGGCATCCTCCCGGCGGTGAAAAAGCTGTCTGCTATCCGTTTTCTAAAGCGGGATGTGCTGGCAATGGTCGGTGAGAAGCCGGACGATTTCCGCCCGTCTGCATTACGAAGACTTAAGAATGAATTGTCTCTTGAAAAACAGGAGAATGCGCGACTGCGAGGCGTTATTCGCCAGATTTGTATAGCCGCCAATACGGCAGCAGTGCAGGAGGGATTATGAATAAACCGTTGATTTGTACAGCGGCTCTAATGTCAGCCGCACTGGTAGCAGGTGCCGCGGTTGACGCGGACAACATTTACAACCGGATCTTCCCGGAGGTGAAGATTGTTGAGTACCGCCGGGAGGTAAAGCCGGGAGACACCTTGTGGGATATCTGCGGAGAGATAGCGACAGACAAAGAAGACCTGCGAAAACTTGTCTGGCAGGCGAAAAAGGACAACAGAATCCGAGATGTAGGCAACCTGCAGCCGGGAATGTTGATTGTAGTCAGAGTGAAGGAGGCGCGGAATCAGTGAATGCAGAAGAACCACAAGAAGTCACAGGTAAAGAACTACGTGAATTTATAAGAAGTTGGTGCGATAACGCTCCGGGCGCAAGGAAAAACAAGTGCCGTATTTTTGCAAAACTATATCCGTTATATATGGCAGTAGATAACACAACTGGACATTGCTTGATAAAACGCTTTGGAACTCGACGAGAGGCCGTTATATGGCTGGCAATAAAAAAGCCGACTGATGTTCGCAGCATCAATCGGCAGGTGGAAAAATGAGTGATATTTCCACCTCTATTATAACACAGGAGGTAAATAATGACAGAAGTTGAAGAAAGAAATGAACATCTTGCGTTCTTGACGCTCATCGAGCGGAGTAAAAGACAAAACGCGCTCATGCACTTAAAGAAAGCGCTAGATTATTCCGAGTGCGGAGTGACGGACATTGAGCTTATAGAAACGCCTAACGGTGATTTTGTAGACGTTACATTTCACGGAGAAGAAAAACGCCGGGCGAACATAAGCGGTGACAGTATTCCGGCGATGATTTACGACATATTTAGACAAATTGAATGGTTGAGATAAATGGAGGGATACACAATGACAGAACCGGTAAAAATCAATGAGTTATTGATTGAAAATGTGAAACGGGTAAAAGCAGTACAGTTTGAACCGTCCGCCGATGGACTGACAATCATTGGTGGGCGAAATGGACAGGGAAAAACTTCTGTATTAGACGCTATTGCATGGGCATTGGGCGGCAATAATTATAAACCGTCTGTACCGGAACGGGACGGCGCACTGGTACCGCCGAACCTGCATCTTGAACTGTCCAACGGATTAATTGTGGAACGAAAAGGGAAAAACAGCACATTAAAAGTAACAGACCCGAATGGTAATAAATCCGGACAGCAGCTTTTGAATGAATTTGTTTCCACTCTTGCGTTGGATCTTCCGAAATTTATTAACGGAAGCGATAAAGACAAGGCGGATTCTCTTCTGAAAATTTTAGGAATTGGTGATGTGCTGGCGCAGCTGGACACAAAAGAAAATCAGCTGTATGCACAGCGCACAGAAGTCGGCCGCATTGCAGACCGCAAGAAAAAGGCGGCTGACGAAATGCCGATGTACCCAAATGTTCCAAAAGAACCCGTCAGTGCAACAGAACTCATTAAAGAGCAGCAGGAAATTCTTGCGCGGAATGGAGAAAATGAACGGAAACGTCAGGATGCCGCTCGTTATGAACAAATATTGGCAAATGCTCAAATTGCTTTTGATGAAGCCAAAGCAGCATTGCAGAAAGCAGAACAGGATTGTTTAACTGCCCGGAAGTCGGCAGAAGATCTTCATGATGAAAGCACGGCTGAATTGGAAAAGAACCTGGCAGAAATTGAAGCATTGAATATCAAAATCAGGGCGAATTCTACAAAGGAAGCCGCCGAAGTGGAAGCCAATAATCTGCAGCAGGAATATGATGGGCTGACGGAACAGATTGAATCCGTCCGGGAAGAAAGAAATAAACTTCTTGATTCTGCGGAACTGCCGCTGCCGGGATTGTCCGTCAAAGACGGCAAGCTGATTTATAACAATATGCCATGGGATGGCATGAGCGGTTCTGATCAATTGAAAGTAGCAACAGCTATTGTACGCAAGCTGAATCCGCAGTGCGGTTTTGTTCTTATGGACAAGCTGGAGCAGATGGACTTAGAAACACTGCAGGAATTTGGCGCATGGCTCAAACAAGAAGGATTGCAGGTTATAGCGACAAGAGTTTCTACCGGCGATGAATGCTCCATCATCATTGAGGACGGCATGGTAAAAGGCGATACGGAAGCGGTTAAAGAAAAGGCTCCAAAATATGTCAAAGGTGTGTTTTAAAGGAAGGAGATAAGAATGAATATTACAAAAGGAATTATCAGCAAGCCGGTTAAGGTTTGCGTGTACGGTGTCGAAGGTATCGGGAAAACAACTTTTGCCAGCCAGTTCCCGGAACCGCTCTTTTTCGACTTAGACAAAGGGTCTGCACAACTTAATGTCAGCCGTGTAACAGACATTACATCATGGCCATTACTGTTAAGCGGTATCAAAGAGATTTATGATAATCCGACTATCTGTAAGACGCTGGTTATTGACACAGCGGACGCAGCAGAGCGTATGTGCATTGATTATATTTGCGGGAAATTCAATAAAAAGGGAATTGAAGATTTCGGTTATGGTGCCGGCTATACATATTTAACAGAAGAATTTGCCCGATTCCTTGTGCAGCTCGACGCTTGCATTGGGCAGGGGGTCAATGTAGTTGTTCTTGCTCATGCCGTTCTGAAAACAGTAACGCTCCCGGAAGAGATGGGAACATATGACCATTGGGAACTGAAACTATCATCTAAAACGACAAATAAAGTCGCGCCGCTTGTAAAAGAATGGGCAGATTTACTGCTTTTCGCCAATTATAAAACAATCCTGATTGAAGACGGAGCACGAAAAAAAGCGGCCGGTGGTAAACGAATCATGTACACTACGCATACAACATTTGCGGACGCTAAGAATCGGTTTTCTTTAGTGGAAGAGTTGCCGTTTGACTATAACGAAATTGCACGACTGATACCAAATGGAGCTGCTCCGGGCGTAAAACCTATACAAGAAAAGAAACAGGATACAAAACAGAAGACAGTAAAAAAATCAGAACCTGAACCGACTGTCCCGATAAAGAAACCAACTGTCCCGATGCAAGACACAGCTGTCCCTGCAACATCTACCGTAAATACTACTTTACAGAAAGTCTATGACTTAATGAAGCAGGAAAACATTACAGAAGAGCAGATCCGCAAGGCGGTGTCCATGAAAGGATATTTCCCGGAAGATATGCCGATGAAAGATTATCCGTCTGATTTTATAGATGGTGTGCTCATCGGGGCGTGGGAACAGATTAAAACATTTATTTTAAACAATATCAGTGTTCCATTTAATTAATTTACATAAAGGAGAAGAACATGAATACAAATTTTGAACAATTCGGAACGACATCTGCAGAAGACAAGGTATTAGACTGGGACGAAACCGTTACTGATGACGGCAAAGATCATGAATTTGTCTTATTGCCGGAAGGGGTTTATCCGTTTACGGTAGAAAGCTTTGAACGAAAGATTTACGAAGGCGGAGCTAAAATACCGCGGTGCCCGCAAGCTGCACTAAAGCTCCGCGTGCATGGCGGTGAATATGGTGACGCGCTTGTATTCAGGAACCTGTTTTTGGTTTCGAAACAGCAGTGGCTGATTGCCCAATTCTTCATTTCTTTGGGATTGATGGAAAAGGGCGGCACAGAGAAAATGCCGTGGAATAAAGTCATCGGCGCATCAGGTTATGTAGAAATCGTTCACCGGATTTACAAAGATCAACCTTACAACGAAGCGAAGAAATTCCTTGCCCCGGATGATAAGAAAATTCCGAAAACACAGGGCGGTTACACTGCCGGGACATTCTAATGATGGAACTAAGACCCTACCAACAGGAAGCCGTTGAAGCTGTTATGCATGAATGGGCAGACGGACACAGGAAAACTCTTTTGGTTCTTCCGACAGGCACAGGTAAAACGATTGCTTTTGCCAAAATCGCAGAAAGCTGTGTTCGTGAGGGGAGAAAAGTCTTGATTCTTGCCCATAGAGAAGAACTCTTAAACCAAGCACAGGAAAAAATCAAGACCGCAACAGGTCTCTTATGTGCTAAAGAAAAAGCGGAAGAAACAAGTCTTGCCAGCTGGTACAGAATTGTTGTTGGGTCCGTGCAGACGCTCATGCGTGAAAAACGGCTCCGGCAGTTTCCGGAAGATGAATTTGGCACCATTATTGTAGATGAAGCCCATCACGCACTGGCCGACAGTTATCAACAAGTGCTGCAGCATTTCCCGACGGCAAATGTATTGGGTGTAACCGCTACACCGGAACGAAATAATCTGCAGTGTCTGGGAAATTATTTTGACAGCTTAGCTTATGAATATTCTTTGACGCAGGCTATCAGGGATGGCTATTTGTGCAAAATCAAGGCGCAGACGATACCGCTCAAGATTGATATCACAGGCGTCGGTATGTCTGCCGGTGATTATGCAGCCGGTGCATTAGGAACAGCTCTTGACCCATATCTTGAACAAATTGCCCAAGAAATGATTACGTATTGCGCCGGGAGGAAGACTGTAGTCTTCTTACCTTTGGTAGCCACAGCTAAAAAGTTTAAAGCCATTTTAAACCATTTTGGGATGAAAGCAGCGGAGGTGAATGGAAACAGTCAGGATCGAGAAGAAACGCTAAAGAAATTTGAAGCAGGAGAGTATAACGTACTCTGTAATGCCATGTTACTGACGGAAGGTTGGGACTGTCCGTCAGTGGATTGCGTAATCATGCTTCGGGCAACGAAGATCAGAAGTTTATATTGCCAATGTATAGGGCGGGGAACAAGGCTTTCTCCAGAAACGGGCAAAAAGGATTTATTGGTATTGGATTTTTTGTGGAATACGGCGCGGCATGAACTATGCCGCCCGGCATCGCTTATCTGCAAGACAGATGACATCGCAAAAAGAATGACGAAGGACTTGGACCAGTCCGGGGCCGCTGTTGACATAGAGGACGCTTACAAGCGGGCAGCGGAGGAAACCATTCTTGAACGTGAAGAGGCTCTTGCAAAAGAATTATCAGCGATGAAAAAACGGAAACGCCAGTTAGTAGATCCCTTGCAGTTTGAAATGTCTATACAAGCAGAAGATTTATCTGATTACGTCCCGTCTTTCGGCTGGGAAATGGCGCCTGCGAGCGACAAACAGCTCAAAGCATTGGAGAAATTCGGTATATTCCCGGATGAAATTGATAATGCGGGAAAAGCCAGTCTTTTACTCGACCGTTTGAATAAACGGCGGGAAAATGGACTGTCCACTCCGAAACAGATCCGCTTTTTGGAAAGCCGCGGGTTTCAGCATGTAGGGATCTGGACGTTTAACGATGCAAACAGCATGATTTCCCAAATTGCTAATCATCACTGGACAATTCCCCGCGGTATCAAACCGGCTTTATATGTCCCTAATCAGGAATTGAATTTTGGAGCGTAAATTATGTCGAAGATAGATTTACGACCATTGCTGGAGTATATACCGCCCGCAGCCTGCAGCTATAAAGAATGGATTGATGTAGGCATGGCGTTATGTCATGAGGGCTACAGCGTTGATGTGTGGGATGACTGGAGCCGAAAGGACCCGGAACGTTACCATGATGGTGAATGTCATAAAAAATGGCAGTCATTCAAGGGGAATCCGAATCCGGTCACAGGGGCGACGATTACTCAGATGGCAAAAGATTATGGATGGCAGCCGCATACAAAAGAAGACAGTAACAAAGTAATGGACTGGGATGATACGGTAACAGACAATGTCGTTATCGTTGATCAGCACTATGTACAGGAATCGGAAATCAAAGAACCGGCACAATGGAATCCGGCCGATGAGATTATCCGGTATCTTGAAGCTCTCTTTGACAGATCCGACAAAGTCGGTATCGTTATGTCTTCTTTCAGGCGCAATGATGGAAAATATTCCCCGTCCGGAGCGGGTACATATTCTTTGACGGCGGGAGAATATATTTCCAGAATCAAAAAGTACCAGCGAAACGGTTACAGTACAAAAGATATCATCGGGTATGCTCTTGCTGATTATGATGAAAAAGCGGGCGCATGGATCCGCTTCAATCCTTTAGACGGCAAGGGTATTAAAAATGAAAATGTATCTAATTACAAATATGCTCTTGTAGAATCTGACACACTTCCGCCGGGGAAGCAGAAATCTATTATAGAGGAATTGGAACTTCCGGTGGCGGCATTGGTTTATTCCGGGAACAAAAGTATTCATGCCATCGTACATATCGACGCAGCGTCACAGGAAGAATACCGACGCCGTGTAGATTATCTGTATAAAGTATGCCGGAAAAACGGTTTGCCGGTTGACGGAGCGGACAGAAACCCGTCCCGTTTATCACGGTTGCCGGGCATTATGAGAAATGGCAAGAAGCAGTTTCTCATGGCCACACACATCGGGAAGGAAGATTTCGACAGCTGGAAAGAATGGCTTGAAACTGTCAATGACGATTTGCCGGATCCCGAGGATTTGTCTGATGTGTGGAACAACATGCCTGATTTATCCCCGTCATTAATTGATGGTGTACTTCGGCAGGGGCATAAAATGCTCATTTCCGGGCCGTCAAAGGCAGGTAAATCATTTGCTTTGATTGAACTTTGTATTGCTATTGCAGAAGGTACGCAATGGTGCAGTTTTCAATGCACACAGGGACGCGTATTATATGTCAATTTGGAATTGGACAGGGCAAGCTGCCTGCATCGGTTTAAAGACGTCTATGTAGCGCTGGATTTACGTCCCGATTACATTTCTAATATTGATATATGGAATCTGCGCGGGAAGTCGCTTCCTATGGATCAGCTTGCGCCGAAACTTATCCGCCGCGCTCAGAAGAAAAATTATATCGCTATTGTTATCGACCCGATTTACAAGATTATTACGGGCGATGAAAACAGTGCTGACCAGATGGCGCGGTTCTGTAACCAGTTTGATAAGGTCTGTACGGAATTATCGGCTGCGGTAATCTATTGTCACCACCACTCGAAGGGCGGACAGGGAATGAAGCGTTCTATGGATCGTGCGTCCGGCTCCGGCGTATTTGCCCGCGACCCTGATGCCATCCTCGATATGATTCAGCTCTGTGTCAATAACGACAGCCGGCGGACAGATTATGACAGGGAAGCAGACAAGGCTGCAGGGATAACAGTCAAGCCTACGGCATGGCGTATTGCAGGGACACTTCGCGAATTCCCGATGTTTGAGCCTGTCAATATGTGGTTTACGTATCCGATTCACAGGTTGGATGACACCGGAGTGCTGGCGATGGCAGCCGAGGAAGGCAGTCTTGAAGATGTACGCGCTAAAGGCCGTGAGGCAGGAAACAAAGCGAAAGCGAGACAGAAAGAAGACCGCATCTCACAGGTGGATACTGCTTATGAAAACCTGAGTATGGGCGGCAAGGAAATCGTTACGGTAAAAGATATGGCAGCATATTTAGATGTTTCCGAAAAAACAGTACGAAGAGATATTCTTGCAAACGGAAATTATGAATTCGGAGAGGGTAAAATTTACCCTAAAAAATAGGCTCTAATATTCGTCTAATACTTGGACATTCCAGTTTATATATATAGGTTTGTCCCTATAGGAAAGTAAGTAAGAAAGGGTGTGGCGAGAAGCTGCGCCACACACCCTTCCTTATTACTTCCTTTCCTGGAACTGGATTGTCTCTGAAAAGAGAAAAGGTTTGTCCTTGTTATGTCCGTCGTGAAAATAGAAAGGCATGTGATTGAAAATGAGAGAAATATTATTTCGAGGGAAATGCAGGAAATCAGGAAGATGGATTTATGGTGACTTGTTAAAGCATGGAGAAAATGATTATTCAATCTATGAAGAAGGAAAAGCGTATTCTATTCCTGTGAGAGAAGAAACCATTGGACAATATATCGGCTTTAAAGATTATGATGGAAATCGGATTTTTGAGGGGGATATTATCAAAGTTTCAAGAAAATCAAAATGCGGGTTTGGTGATATTTATGGATTGGTTGTCGCTGAATGGGATTCGAAACAAAGAGCATTTGTGTTATTGCCATCTGACGATTATTTTGACGATATCAGGATGATTGCAGTCGTGAACAATAAATACAACAATCCGGATTTATACAAAGAGGTAATAGCATGATCCGGTTTTTTATCCATATGAAGCTTCCGACAAAAACATTTCAGGCAAAGAAAATTACGGTACGAAATGGTAAGGCTATTATCTATACACCTCCAGAGCTCAAAGAAATTCAGAGCAAGTATATTGCGTATTTATCTAAACATGCACCGGAAAAACCATTGGATGGTGCTGTGCAATTGTCTACGATATGGTGTTTCCCGGAAGATAAGCATCACACAAATGGAAACTATAAAATAACAAAGCCGGATACTGACAATTTGGTTAAAATGCTTAAGGACTGCATGACACAGTGCGGATTCTGGAAAGATGATGCGCAGGTGGCTGTAGAGCTTATTACGAAGCGATATAACGATGTAGAGGGAATTTTGATTTGCGCAAAGGAGATTGGCATGAAATGATGTTTATCTTAGGCTGTATGTTCGGTGCATGTGTAGGATTACTGCTCTGTGCTTTGTGTATAACGGCAGGGAAAGGAAAAGATGATGAAATTATATAAATTATTGCGGGTAATTGTGCATCCTGTTTCTATGAAGAAATTTAAATTTGGCCCGCTTGAGCCGTCGATGTTTATACCGCTGATGATTATGCAGGGAAACCGCATTGTTTATAGTGGGTCGCCTATAAGGGTTACAAGGTCACTGCTAAAATGTAAGGTTGATAAATTAGATTTGTTAACAACTACTAACGAGCAGATTAGCGAAATGCAAGTTTTCTGGAAGATAGAGCTTGCCGGAAAATTTTCACGAAAGTATAAGGATTGCAATGTCGGGGATGGTGCGAGATTATGAATAACGGAATGAAACCGGGCATTTTTCATAACCCGGATCCGACGTACGAAAGGGCAGCAACAAAAATTAAGAAGGAAGCACAAAAGACGGAAGCGGAGGTCAAAAACTTTTTCGAGGAAATGCGGAAATGTCGGCATACAATTGATTCGCTGAATCAATGTAAGATGCAGTACGAAATGGATATGATCTCTTTGAAGGCGACTCGTTATGACAAAGACCGGGTATCCGGCGGGAAAACATCTGATTTATCCGACATGGTTATCGCTTTTGAAGAAAAGATGAAGGCATCTGAAGAGCTCCGGATTTCCGAACTGAATAAATACGGTGATATGCGAACAAAGGGTTTCAAGTTGATTTCGTTACTCTCTGAAAAAGACGGAATTTTTAAATCTATATTGATTGACCGGTATTTCTTGTGTCAGCCATGGGGAATAATCGCTAATTCACATCATTTCGCATATAAGTATTGTGTAGATTTGGGGAGTTTGGGAATCCGGAAAATTGCAGAAAAAATAAATATCAGGAATAATCAGGAATTTTAAAGTAGTATAATGATAGTGTAAAAGTTCAGGAATTCCTCCCTGAAATAAAAAAGCACGTACTCTACCAAAGTGCGTGCTTTTCGTTTGCTTATCTAAAAGGCGGTGATTACTGTGGGCGCAAAAGGCAAGTATGCAAAGTGGCTTCTTCCGGATAATCTTTTACGCCTGCAGGCGTGGGCGCGAGACGGATTAAGTAATGAGCAGATTGCGCATAATATCGGCATTAATCAAGATACATTGTACACATGGATTAAGAAGTACCCCGAATTTTCCGAGGCTTTATCGCGCGGGAAAGAAGTAACCGATATTGTTGCTGAAAATGCATTGTATCAAAAGGCTATCGGAATTAAAGAAACTATAATGAAACCGATAAAACTGAAACAGGTTTTATACAAAAATGGAAAACGTATATCTGAAAAAGAATATATCAAGATGGTTCCGGAAGAGGTTTATGTACCGCCGGATGTGAAAGCACTTATTTTCTGGCTGACGAACCGGAAACCGGAATGGCGCGACAAACAAGAGAAAGAATTATCCGGCAATATCGGAATTAATCTGGTGGTAGATGATGACATCAGCACAGACGATTAATCTTGTTAATGATATTATTCATCCAACGGTAAAACAGCGGGAATTTATGCGTACAGTCAAAGATAATACATACATCTTGTATGGCGGGGCTGCAGGCGGCGGAAAATCGTATATCTTACGATGGGAACTGATTTATCTCCTGATCAGCTGGTACAAGCATCTGAAATTAAAAGGTATCCGCGTTGGGCTGTTTTGCGAAGATTATCCGGCACTGCGTGATAGACAGTTGTCGAAAATCAAAATGGAGTTTCCTGACTGGCTCGGCAGCTACAAAGAAGCGACGCATGAATTTACATTAAATCCGGCGTTCGGGAGCGGTGTGATATGTTTCAGGAATTTGGATAATCCGTCTAAGTATTTATCATCAGAGTTTGCGGCGATAGCAATTGACGAATTGACGCTGAATGAACAGACTGTTTTTGATTTCTTGCGCATGCGCCTGCGCTGGGTTGGTGTTGAGGATCCTAAACTGATTGCCGGAACGAACCCGGGCGGTAAGGGGCATATGTGGGTCAAAAACCTATTCATTGACCGTAATATACCGCCGGAAATGCAGGATTTTGCAAATAAAATCGCTTTCGTGCAAGCGCGGATAGATGACAATCCGTACTTACCGGCGGGATACAGTGACGCACTTGACACACTGCCGGATAAGCTCCGAAAAGCGTACCGCGAGGGCGACTGGAATATATTTGAAGGACAGGTTTTTGAAGAGTTCAGAACGGATATACACGTTGTTGAACCGTTTGAAGTTCCGAAAAGCTGGCAGCGTGGACGGTCTATGGACTGGGGATACAGCAAGCCGTATGCGATTTATGAATATGCAGTAGATTATGACGGCGTTGTCTATGTAATTAACGAATGGTATGGCTGCAAGCCGGGAACGGTCAACACGGGTACGCAGGAAACAGCGCGGGAAGTCGCGCAGAAAATTAAGCATTTAGGCAGCGAGTTCGGTATCGCGGACCCGGCGATTTGGCAGAAAACTGGACATGACGGGCCATCGATTGCAGAAGTTTTCGCAGCGGAAGGCGTGCCGTGGTATCCGGCGGATAATGACAGATTAGCAGGGAAAATGCAGGTACATCTAAGGCTGAAAGAAAGAAAACTCAAGATATTCAAAACGTGTTATCACTTGATTCGGACGCTTCCGGCTCTGACGTACGATAAACATAAAGTTGAAGACGTGGATACACAGCAAGAAGACCATAGTTACGACAGCGTCAGATATTTCTTGATGAGTCGTCCGATTCAGCCGGTAAAAGCAGAAAAGCCATTCAATGATGGATATAGATATGAAGATGAGGAAGGAGATGAACCGACGGCATGGGGTGTGTAATGAGTGACAGAGCGCTTAGGGATTACGCTTATAGAATGCTCAAGTCAGAGTATGGTGAACATATGGAGAATGGGATTTTAATTCCGGCAAAGAAAAGCGATGAGGAGCTGGCGGCGTTCGCAGCGCAGATGCCGGAATGGCAGCTTAGGCAGATGTATGGAATGATGTTTAAAGGAGAACTTGTCGAATGAGTTTTGATTTATCCGAAGCGCGAAATAATGTAAAAAGGGCGCTGCAGCTAACAAGCGAATGGCGCAAAAGTGCAAAAGAAGATTATGATTTCATGCGCGGTAAACAGTGGACGGATGCGGATTTAAAGGTGATGAAACAGAAATCCCGTCCGGTTATTACAATTAATCGTATACGCCCGGTTATTAACTTGCTGTCCGGTTATGCGGCGCAAAATGAGACAGAACCCGATTTCCTGCCTCGTTCGGAAGAAGATGACCGCGTAGCACGGGTAGCGAAAGGGATTACGAAATATACTTTTGACAAGACGAATTATCAGAGTGTCAAGAAAAAAGCATTCAAAGATGCGGTCATTTGCGGTGTCGGAAATTACTGGGTCAGTTATGAATTTGATTACGCCCGTATGGATGGTCGGATACAGATCAAAAACGTCAGTCCTTTTGATGTGTTTGTGGATCCGGAATGCAAAGAAGATGATTTGTCAGACGCTTTCTACTGCGGCAGATATAGCTGGGAAAGTCCGGATAAATTGAAACAGATCTATGCGGACAAAGCGGATGAAATTGCCATGCTCGCGCATAAATACGATGACAGCGAATTGGAGACGGTTGATACGGAGCCGCTTTGGTATTCACGGGATTTAAAGAAATTAAGAGTCGTTCAGTATTGGTATAAAGAGTACACGCGGAAGAAAATTTTCTCTGCAGATGGGATGATTGTTGACGAATCGCAGCCGGATTTATATTCGGCTTTTTTAATGTCCGGAGCGGAACCGGAAGAAATCCCGGTTACGAAAATCAGATATGCGACATTCTGCGGAGAAGCGCTGCTTGAAGATGGCGAAAGTCCATACAAACACAATCAATTCCCGCTTGTGCGGCAGTATTGCTACTTGTCGGGCTACGGTGAGGATGCGGATGACGGATTGGAACCAGCGGGCATTGTGCGGGATCTGAAAGACGCACAGCGCGAACTCAACAAGAACCGCAGCCAACGTATGCATATCGTCAATCAGCAGTCGCTCGGTGTTCGCTTTTGGACTGGACCGCAGTTTGATGAAAAAGAGAAACGGGAGATTCGGAATCTTTCTACAACGCCGGGTGCGAATATTTTCTTGAAGCCGGGCGTGACATTTACCGACGGGCTTCCATCGGCGCAGTCTGTCAATAATATAGAGCTTGAAAACCGCTCAAGCAGTGATTTCTATACGATTTCAGGCATTACTCCGGAGAGCCTGTCCGGCAGCATCGGGGCAATGAGCGGGAAGGCAATTGACCTTCGGCAGTCAGTTACCACGGTGCAGACCGCCGAAATATTCGACAAAGCCAAAGAAGCTGAACTGCAGATTGTAAAACTCTTATGGGGAGACACCTACGCGCCGGGATTGATTCCACAGTTTTACAACAAAGATAAAGTTATGCGGATTCTCGGTGAAGACGGCAAAAAAGAATTTGTGCAGATACAGCCAGGACTGGGACAAGCAATGCAAGAACAGCAGGCGGTAGATCAGAACGGTATGCCGGTAACAGATGAAAACGGAGATCCGGTGACTAAGGTACTGTATGATTTGTCCGCTTTCGATTTCGACATTGTCATTACAACATCGCAGGCAAGCGCTACCGCACGGCGGGCGAATCTGTATCAGCTGCTTGAAGCAAAGAAAGCGGGCGTCGATATCCCGATGGATATCATTCTTGACTTCATGGATTTCCCGGAAAAAGAAACTGTCAAGAAGCGGATGCAGCAGGCTGCCGAGCAGCCGAAAATGCCGGACTTTAAAGTCAGCGCAAGCATTGAGGATTTACCGGCGGAAGCGTTGTCTACTGCATTACAGTCTATCGGCGTGAATATTTCACCACAGCAGATTATGCAAGAAAGATTAGCACTGAAAGGGCGTGCAATCGCTCCGCCGGTGCAGCCACAAATTCCGATACAGCAGCCATAGCTATTAGGGCAGTAATGCCTTGATATATCGTCCTAAGCAACGACGTTAAAAGGCTTTTTTCTTTCGTCCGAAAAGAGACGGTAAACTACAATAAAAATCATTCGACCGCCGACGTCGTTAAACCGGCAGAAGGAGATAATCATGGAAAACGAAGCAATGCTTAACGCAGAAGATTTGGGTTTTGACGCAGAGGATTTGAAAGAAGCAGGTCTTGATAAGCAGGAACCGGCAACTTCAGCGGGTAATGATCCAAAGAAACTGGAAGATAATTCTGCAGACGGACAGCCGAAAACTGATCCTGATCCTGAATCGGGACCTAAAACGGAAATTGAACCGAAGGACCCAGAAGACAATCCGGCAGGCGGTGATTTGAAGAAAGCACTGGCAGAAGAACGGGCTCGCAGAAAAGCGGCCGAAGAAGCGGCTAATACTTTGCGTTCGCAGATAAGCATGTCACAGAAACCGGTATTATCTCCGGAGGATTTAAATCAAATTCGCAGTTATGCGCAGCAGGAAGCCGCATGTCGGCTCAAGATTGATGACGCGTCTGATTTGATGTTCACTGACGCCCAGAAGTATCAGGAACTTCTTCATGAACAGGCACGGATTGAATATCAGATGACACGCCAGCAGGAAGAGCGGCAGGAAACCTATCAGAAAAATGTAGCGTTTATCGGTGAACTTAAAGCTATTCCGAATATCGGCGAGCTGTGGCAGAAGGGCACTGAAATGCTGGACGGCATGACGCGAAAAGATGCTGCTCCGATTGATGAGGCATTCAACCGCGTTGATCAGGGGGTAGGTACGGATGCAGACTTCAAAGTTATTCGTGATTTTGCTGAAAAAGTAAAATCGGCGATGACCACGCCTGCGCAAAATCCGCTTGAAACGGCTAAAACACTGCCGAAAGCAAGTGCATTAAACGGCGGCGCTCCGACCGGCGCGAAACTGTCTGAGGAAGAAATCCTCAAATATGTGGAAGAGGGTCGTGAAAATGAGCTGCCGGCGGAAATCAGAAAGCAGATTGATGACCTCTGCGGTGATTAATTATTTTACAAAAAGGAGAATGAAATATGGCACATGAATTTAAAATTCCTGAAAAATTGGTTCCTAAACTCTGGACGAAAAAGGTATGGAGAGAAGGTTTAAAAGCTTCTTATTTTGATAAATTTACGTCTACTAATGGGAGTAATGTTGTTCATACGAATAAAGATTTAAAACAGGCTAAAGGCGATGAAGTAAACTTTGGACTGGCAATGAATCTTAAAGGTAACGGCGTTTCCGGGAATAACACACTCAAAGGTAATGAAGAAGAAATGCAGATGTATGATTTCAGCGTAAAGACTACTTTAGTCAGAAACGCAGTTACGCGCTTTGAGGCGGATGACCAGAAATCTCCGTACGAAAATTTGCCTCTTATCAAGGGGGTATTGGTGCAGTGGCTGTCTGACTGGAAAGATAACAAGCTGATTTCCGCATTGACCGCCAATCCGACAACCGGTGAACGTCTTATTGCGTCTACGGCAGGAACGGAGGTTTCTTTAACGGCTAATGACAAGCTGACTTGTGCGGTAATCGGCCGCGCAAAACGCAAGGCTAAAATGCATGAACCGACAGTGAAACCGCTCAAGATTGACGGACAGGAGAAATACATCATGCTTGTCGGCACATGGGCAGCGCGTGACTTGAAAGCAGATCCGGTATGGCAGGCGGCACAGCAGAACGCGGCAATCCGCGGCAGCAAAAACCCGATTTTCACCGGAGCGCTCGGCGAATATGACGGCGTTGTGCTGTATGAATATGAACGTATCATGAATACGAAAACCGGTGCGTCTTCTGCAAACGTTGTTCACAATTTGCTTTTAGGGCAGCAGGCGGCATGCTTCGCTGTGGCTCGTGAAGCTCGATTCATTAAAGATGAGGATGATTACGGCAATGTACAGGGGAACGGTATCGCGTTCTTCGGCGGCATTGAAAAATCTATCTACAACAGCAAGGACTACGGCGTGATTCAGGTCATGACCGGCGGTGCTGTAGAGTAATTTCAATGGAGATAAGGTAAGGGCTGTAAAAGCCCTCTTTCCTTTTCTTAAGGAGTAACCATGATAATTAAAGACTTGATTAACCGTGCGTATATGCAGGTGGGCGATACGTCGCAGGTGAACTATACGCCGTATCAGTTTCTGGAGTTTTATAACGAAGGAAACCATATTCTGCATAAGATTGTACTGCGGTATATTCCGGATATTTTACGTGTAACGGAGACGGGAGTTCCGAACAGACCGACAATTGCGCTTTCTTCTTTCGCATTGCAGATTGTATCAGTAAAGGATATGTATGGTCATTCTGTTGAGTACACGATGGAAGGCCACAAAATCATTACTGCGAAAAATGCGCTGCAACGAGGATTAACCGTCGTATATATCCCGTCTGCAGATTATAAAGAAATAGATGATGAAAGCGGTTATCCGGCGGAAATAGAAAGTCTTCTTGTGAATTACATGGTAGCGCGGATCCTGAAAGCGGACTTATCGTTTGTTTCCGGATGGGAAGATACGATTTCCGAAATGGCGCGGCAGATGAACGATGAAAGCGGGTTTATAGCGAGGGGGTATTGGCCATATGACTGCAGACGAACTGATTACGATGATTAATCTGGATACAAATGAAATATTAGATGACAGTGCGGAATACATCCCCTATATTAACGCGGCTATTGATTATCTCGTGATGATTCTGGTCCCGATGAAAGACAGAGAAGTTGTAAAAAGTATGGACATTAGCAACAATAATCCGGTACCCGGTGATTTTACAGCGTTTGTTCCGGCGGCGGGTTATCCTGTACGCATTGTGAACGGGTCTTTCCAGACGTACGGTGGAAAGACCGTCAATGATGTGTTTTACGCTGTGAAAAAGCCGCATGTATCAGATGAAACTGATTCAATTCCATTCAGTGAAATCTTTCATTTTGTGCTTGTGCAGCTGGTCTCATTTCTTGTCAAAAAGAAATCCCTGATGATAGATTATGCCAATGCAGATAAAGCGTTTATTGCTGATTTAACAACGGCAATCCAAGCGGCAAGAGGGCGATAATATGGGTGAGCGTTTCTTTGCTTCGACAAACGGTTTCAGATTAGGTCTGGACTGGAGCAAGCCTGCAGAAAGCATTGATATGCAAAGTCTGACGCAGGCGATTAACTGTGAATACAGTCCGACAGACGGTGCGCTTCAAACGGTGCCCGGCGTAAGAACGGTTTATACACATACGGCGGATATTGAAAGTCTGTATTATGACAATTACCGCAAACAATATTATTTTTCTTGCGGCCGTGATTTGTACAAAACAGCTGATTTTACAACGGTTTCAAAATTGGGGACGCTGACAGGGAACAGTATTCCGAAGTATCATGCTTTTGACCATGATATATTGATTGCTTCCGGCGGTAAGCTGCAGACTGTTTCCGGCGCAGGTGTGCTGTCTACTGTAAACGAAAGCCCGGATTGTGAATTTGTGAGCAGTCATTCTGGCTCTGTTATGGTAGCGTCTATTTACGGGCACCGTCTTACGTGGTCGGCCGTCGGTGACTACAAATCGTGGAAAACGAATACGAATGATGCTTCTTCGGCGCAATATGTGGAAGTCGGATATAAAGATCCCGGCTGTATCGTATCTATAGATTTCTTGTCAAAGGCTATCATTGTATACAAAGAATATGGGCGAGCGTATCAAGTTGTTGGTAATCCACACGAGAAGACACTTGCTGTTTATCCTCTTTCCGAAACGGCTTTGTGCTGCGGCAGTTCAATCAGCATTGATGACCGAAGTTATTATCTGGGCGATGTGGGGCTGATGAGTTTTATTCCGACAAATACGTATGCGAATATTCAGCCGTCCGAAGTGGGTCTTAATATTAATGCACAACTGACAACGATTACATCGGAACAAGCCCGGATGTGGCATATTCCCGGAAGAAAACAGCTGTGGATTAAACCGGGGAGAAATCAAGATATATTTATTTATCATTATCTGCCGCGGTATGAGGATGGCCGCGGTGTTTTCACGTCAAGGTCTTTCGTTCATGATCTGCATGATGTGATGACGGTAGGCAAGAATATTTATATTGCCTATGGTAATAAAATAGGCATTCTTGATTCAAGTATAGATACTGATGACGGAGAACAGATTACGACGTCGATTATTTCAGGTAACCGATTGGCGCAAAGACTGTTCTTGCTGCTGTTTTCATATAATTTTGTATCAAGTAACCGCATTGAAGGTTATGGCAGCATTACAATCAGCGATAAACGGGCAAAACCTGTTACATTCAAAGCGGCTGGTACAAAGTTATACTATGCGAATGAAAAGTTGATTAATGCAATCGGCAGGCTGAATAGCAATGAGTATACGAAAGTAAATAAAATCGGTGGCAGAGCAAACCGACATTTGCAGATAAAAATATTTGTCGCCAAGGGCGCTATCGCTTTGCGGCAGTTTGATTATACTTACGAGGAGGTTTAAATGCCCTATACGGAAAAATATCCTTTGAACCCGACGCCGCAAGGAGACAGCACGAAAGAAGCTGTACTAAAGAATAGGGAAGAAATCAAGACAATCGGGAATGCGCTTTCCGCACAATCAAAAGGCGGCGGGAGCGGTCTTCGGCAGCGCATTTTATACGGAAAAAACAGCAGCGGGAAGTATAGTTTTCTTTCCGGTGATGGATTGTCGGTCATTATTGACGGAAGTACAATACCTGTTGTTTTAACGCTGGCAGACGGCTTTAATGAAAACGGCGCGAAAGATTACGTAGAAACAATTAACAAGAAAATCAGTGCATGGACGCTGCCAATTAACGCAATAAGCTATCTGTTTGTAGAACGGAATAACGCGGATGCTTTGTCTTACGGAAGCGTAACTACCAAACCGGTGTTTTCAGATTCATTGCCTTCCGGCATTACAGCAAATGCCCACGTGTTCAACACACTTGAACAGAAGATGTATTACTACAATGGTACGGAATGGAAAGCTGTCGTAAGAGTTTTTGTTGCAGCGGTAACGATGAATGCAACCGGCGTAACAAAGATTGAGTATATGAATAATGCGGCAGCGGTAGAAATGACGGAGGCTGAAAAAGAAAAGCTGTCAGGTATTGAAGACGAGGCGGAAGTTAATCAAAACGCATTTTCTAAAGTGAAAATCGGTGACAAAGAACTTGTTGCGGCAGTGAAACAGGCTGTCATTGAATTAATCGCCGGGGATAACATTAAAATTACTCCGGATGCAGATGGTTCGAAAATAACGATAGATATAGCAAACAAAAAAGAAATATTTGATCCCGATAATTACTATTCTAAGAGTAAATCTGATGATAAATATTATCATGAAGGTGTACCCCTGCCAGTAACGTATGATAACGAAGTCAATTTTGCGGGAAATGAAGACACCATACAGCTCGGCTATCGTGGACACGATATTAAAACATATCGGTTTGGCGACGGCACGCAAGGCGGATTAGCTGATATCACCGCAAAGGCATTTGATGGCAATTTATGTTCCGGTACTTTTAATGGTACGCAACAGATGAATGACTGGTTGCGTCAGCACTATAAAGATGATAACGTTTATGCTTGTCTTGCATACCGCGCCAATGAAATTGTAATTAACGGCAATAAGCAATGGGGAACTGTTTTAATGAGTGCTTATCCAGTACATGACGGACGAGCATTAACAACACAGCTGTTTTTTGCTAATTCTAGCGGCTTATTTTATCGTTATCTAAATACACCAGATGAGATAGATAACACAAACAATTGGTACCAGATTGTGGGTACAAACAATGAGAATAAGCTAAAAATCGGTAATAATTACATATGGTTTGCGTGAGGTGGTTTTCATGAGTGTTTTTAAACATTTATGTTATCAGAAAGAGAACGGAGAAACAGGCCAGTGTGATGTTTATGATGACCAGAACGAGTGTCCAGAACCACGAACGTATATTAATGTAGACGGGAGAGATGGCTATGTAAAACTGGGGGAGTTTAATGACCCGCAGGCAAGTCCTTTACGGTGTTATGTAGCCAGTGCAGGCCGGGAATTTGCGATTTTAAAAGTAGCAATCCCCACTGGCAGTTTTACAGTACAAAATTATAAGAATGCGTCTTATAACTGGACATGTCCTCGATTGATTACGAAAATAAAATGTACCTCGGCGGGAGAATGGGATAAATATGTAAATGTTACTCCGGGCACAGTTTATACATTTAGAAGAGAAACTAGCGGCATCGGAAACGCTTATTGGAAGGTATACGTTGGGAATGATTTTCTTGTTTCTTTGTTTAGAGGAAATGACCCGCTTATCGTTTGGTGGTCGCAAGATATCAATAATTCATGAACAAGATAGGATGATGAGGTGAATTGAAATTATCAAGTTTACAGGAAATGATAAAAGATTATGAACGTATTACGGGAGAATCCGTCGATCTGACAGGGTTCTTTTTTGATGGAGACTGCCATGACAAACGCAACCGTCACTTGAAATATTTCCCCGATACAGGATTCCTCATATGGGGCATTCTGGAGTATGAAGAAAAACGATACTTTGCAATGTTGGAGACTTACGGAAAAGTGGCGGGCATGGTGGATTATATTAAGAAAGTCATAAAAATGAACGGATTATCAAAGATTGTTACATTCACGACAAGAAATCCCCGCGCGCATATTCGTAAATGGAAAATGCAACGCCATCCGGATTTGGATTACGATGAGGGGAATAATCATTATTTTGTACTAACAGGCACAATAGAGCATTTGCGTTAAGAAAGGAGATCGCATGCTATTATTTGATTTACAGCTTTTCGGTGGGGGGAAAGGGACTAAAGTAACCTATCAGCCCGCACAGGTTCCCCAACAGTCTGCGGAAGAAAAGGCACTACAAAGAGAACAGCTGAAATGGGCACAGACTACACAGCCGGTGGCACAAAACCTACTGAATATGGCTAATCAAGCACTAAGCAGCCAACAGGTTACGCCGAATCCCAACTGGCAGACATTGTATGACCGAGCGCAGAATCAGACAGCCGCCAATAATCAATTGGTACAAGGACTGATTCCACAGGTAAATGCAAATACAGACACTAATGCAGCGGCTAACAATCGTTTCTCTGGGCTGCTGGGGAATGCTATTCAGTCTATGACACAGGGGAATAAAGAACTGGCGTCTGAATACAATACGGCCATGCAGAACAATAATACTGCTATGCAGGGATTGTTAAACGGTGTGCTGCCATCTTCTTATGCGGAGAATCGGCAGAAAGCCTTACAAGCTGATTTAACGAATACAGTCGGGAATACACTGTCCGGACTGGCCAGTCGGGGAATTATCAATTCTTCACAGGCGGACAGCGCATTTAATGATATTTCCCGAAATGCATCTAATACGCTGGCCGCACAGTACGGAAACGATATGCAGACAGCCGCGGGACTTGCCGGACAAGCTTATAACAGTCAATTGGCGGGCATTAACGGTAAGGCGGGGCTATTGGGTGATATGTTCAGGAACCAGCTTTCTGGCTATGGGCAGCAGGCTGATTTGGCAAATACGAATTTCAACAACAGACAGCAGGGTATTTCAACGCTGTCACAGCTGGCGAACCAGTCGCAGCAGATGGCAACGGATCCGATTAAAACAGCGGCAACGGCGCAGGAAGCGGCGACCAACACGCCGATGAAATATTTAGCGATGGCGACAGGCCAGAACGCGCCAACGCAAGGGTTATTATCTCAATTATCACAACAGCGATATTCAGTAGCTTCTCCTGCACAGACGGTTGTACGTCAAGGGAGCGGCGGATTCTTTGGAGGTCTTATGAGCGGATTAGGAAGTTATTTTGCATGCTTTACAGCAGGAACAGAAATTTCAACACCGGAAGGTGCAGTTGCTATTGAACAGATGGCATTTGGTGATCAGGTTGTTTCTCTTGGCACAGTGAATGATGTTACAGAACTTCATGATATGGGTGAAGCGGATATCTATGAGCTCAATACCCCGTCTTTTGCAGTAGAAACCACGCAGACGGAAGTATTCATGACGCCTGATGGAAAGAAACCTTTAACCGAACTTTCTGAAGGTGAGAGTGTCATGACAGTAAACGGATTTGAACCGATTACATCAATTGTAGAAACCGGTCGAAAAGAAAAGGTTTATGAACTGGAATTGACCGGTGACAATATGTTCTATGCAAACGGTATCTTGGCGGAAGGCTTAACGGAAGCTGACAAAGCGGGTAATGACCCGGATGGAGACATTATTCCTGCAGAAGCGGTTGACGTTGTTCCTGCAGAACAGGAAACGGAAGCATCTGCAGAAGAGAGTAACGAAGTAGAAGAAAAGAAAAAGTCGGCAGCTAAGAAGCCGGCAACAAGAAGAAAGACGGTTGCTAAGAAAGCGGGTAAATAATCATGAGTGTTATCTATGTACAGGATAAATCACCATGGGATCAGATCGGAAATCTGGCAGGGCTGTGGGCGGCAAACCGCCTGCAGAAAATACAGGATACTCGCAATGCTAAAGATTATGCAACAAAAGTTTTCGGGGGCTATCAAGAACAACAGTCTCCCGGGCTTTTGGCTCAACTCACACAGCCGCAGATGGGCAGCGGTCTTTTTGCGCAGGACGGTCTTGAAAAAGCAATGCCTCATTTCAAAATTAACACTGCCGGCACACAGCCTTTGCAGTCTTCGGCTCCGGCGGAGCAGGACGCATTAGAACAGGCAGTTCCCCATTATCAGTTGAATATGCAGCAGACACAGCCACAAACACAAACGCAGCCAAGTGCGCCTGACAGGAGCCAAATTAAGCAGTCGCTTAGAAATAAAGCCGGCGCGGCGTATGTCAGCTTCATCAAGAGCGGCTATGGACAACAAGAAGCTGCACGCATGGCCAAAGAAATGCTTGAAAATGATACGGCCGAAGAATATGGGAAACAGCTTAGCGCCTATCAGGACAGCGTTCTTGAGCCGGCAAGACAGGATATTCTGAATCAGCTTGTCTATACCACGGATAAAGACGGGAATGCGACAGTCAGCGGTTATGATCCGAAGAAACTTAAGGCGATGGCGCCGCGGATTGCCGCTTATAATTACCGTGCCCAGCAGCTAGGGCTGCCGCAGATTGACATGAATATGCTGAATAACATCAACGCGTTGGATAAACCGAATATTTCTTATAAGACAATGCCTAATGGCCAGCTTGTGGGAATAAACGGTGATACCGGCGCCGTTCAGCAGATGGGGAATTATGCACCGCCGCAAGATCCCCGGCGTTTTTATGTGAATACCGGCGGCGGATTGTTCGACATAAGAAGCGGGCAGGTTGTTCCTGGCACAGCAAGAGAAGTACAGGGGCCGGGAACAAGCGGATACAATTCACAAATTGTTTCACAGCTAAGTCACTTGCAGCAGATGTACGAGAAGCAACATATGTATGATGATGATTTCGATCCCGCAAAATCTCCTTATTATGCACAGCTGCAACAGGTTTTAGGCTTACAGCAGCCCGGACAGCCGGGAGATGTAACAGGCGGGCAGAAACAGCTTGTGAATGATGAGCAGGGTCTCAGTAATAAGATCATGGAAATGCGGCAGCATATGTCCAAAGAAGAAGTACAGCAGGCATTACGAAACGAAGGACTCGGTTTCTATGCAGCATGGGTACCGTAAAGAGGTAAAATATGGGTTATTTTGATGAATTTCAGCGCGCTGGCGGTAATACTGGCGGTGAAAGATATTTTGATGAATTCAAGAATCAGCCGCCGCAGGATTCGTCTTTGCTTGATAAGGCCAAAGGCTTTTTGAACAGCATCGATGACGCTTATGAAGAAGGGCGTGCGGCACGCAAAGCACAATGGGAGAAGACGAAAGCCAATGTATGGAATACTCTTTCTGACTATGCGGCTAATGCCGGCAAAGCGATAGAAAATTACGGCAATGAAATTACGGCTGCCGGAGAACGTGCCATGGAAGCATATAACAACGGAGAATCCATCAACATGGAAGACCCGACACAAGGCTTTGAAGGTGAAAACTATAATAGGGCAAAAATGAATGTCTACAATGAACTGGTAGGTAAACCTGCCGGGTACGCAGCTATAACGCCCGGTATGCCCGGCATTGTCCGTATGGCAGGCGGTGCTTTAGCTGTCCCGACTCTTGCCGATTCTACGATGCAGACTTATGAAAAGAACATTGCAAATGACAACGGTACGCCTGTTATTAGCACAGCAAAAGGGGCTCTTTTGGATCCGGTCATTAATCCCGTTAAAGAGGCGGTCACCAATCCGGGAGAATATGTACAGAGCCTTGTAGATAATCCACTTGAAGCATGGGATAAAGTATTCTTGCCGGGCGCGGTCATTCACGGAGCGGCCAAAGGCATAAAAAAAGCAACGCCTAAAAGTATCAGCGAGCCTATTCGCGAGCATATCACAGAACCGTTTAATGAACATGTTATTGATCCGGTAAAGAACGGCCTTGCCAACGCGAAAGGGCGCTTTTTTGATTCTTTTAAACGTGGCGGAGAAACAGGTTTTGACGATTTAGCCCGTGATACAGAGATGGGTACGCAAGCTTTCAGAGAAACGAACTTGCCGCCTGAATATGGTGAAACGGGAGATATAAAAACAGATGTTTATAACCGTCTCCGTCAGAACGGATTTACTGATTCGGAAGCGGCAGGAATCACTGGAAATATTGCGCAGGAATCCATGTTTGATACAGAAGCACTTTCAAAAGATGGATATAATTCTCATGGGCTGGTGCAGTGGACAGGCGATAGGAAGGCACATTTAGAGCAATTTGCCCGGGAAAACGGACTGGATCCTAAAGACTGGCGTACACAGGTGGATTTTATTTCCGAAGAGATGAATACCACGGAACGGGCGGCCTTTGAAGCACTCCGGAAGAATCCGAATATCACTCCGGAAGAAGCGGCACGTATTGTCCGTGAACAATATGAACGTCCTGATCCTGCAGTGGCCAATGACGCATACCGCCAGCAGGTGGCAAGGGAAGTCTATGATGGCCGCAATGTCCGTCCTATGCAGAACAGTTTCAATGATTTTGCGGAAGATGTAAAACAAGCTGCGCCGGAAGAAGCAAATTTAAATTTCATGAAAGATTCGGTGAAAGATATTACGCCGGAAGAATTGTCCAATCGTATCAAAGATGGGACAATTCCCAAGGATGTATTCCGTACTTATGATGAAGCGGGATATAATGCATTTAAAGATTTACCGGAAAAACAGAAGTTTGAATATGCACGTCAGGAAACGCTTAAACTTGCTGACGGAATAGACGATCCGATGGGAGAAAAAGTAAGAGTTATTTTTGACAAAGAAAACAAAAATGCAGTAGATGACGCAGTTAAAGCTTTCACTTCCGGACATGGCGAAAATATGTCTATTTCTGATAGCCGTGCATTTGCAACTGGGTTGATAAAAGATACTGTTCAAAATCCGGATTTTATTCTTAAGCAAAAGAACGGAAGAAAACTCTATGTGAATCTATGGCGCGGAAAAGATAATTTGTTACATCAAATAGCGGTCAGCATGGATAAAACCGATAAAGGGAAAATTATCTCTTCAAGTACTGCTATGGATAAGCCCAGACATCGGAACAATGCTATTAATCAGCTTTCAAGAGATATAAAAAACGCCGACGAATTAATTTACGTCGGCGAAAATATTCGAGGTCGTCAGTCAGGGTATCCTCTGCAACCCTCCAGTGATAGGGGTTCAACGCCGGATACCCAGCTCCACCCATCTGGCAACTCTATTGTAGCAGATGAAACAGGAAAAGTAAAATTACCGGGTGATGAACGTTCATTTATGGTAAAACCTGTTGAGGAAGCAGCAGGTAGTGACTTGACCACATGGCAGGGAGAGACGATTTCACGCAAGCAGATTCTTGACGATGTAAATAGTATTTTCGGCGCTACTATCAAGAAGGGGCGTGTCGGTAAGAAAGGCACCAACGGCTGGTATAACCCTAAAACGGATATTATACGAACAAGAACATTCGGGGATCCCCGAACTGTTATGCATGAACTTGGCCACTATGTGGATGCAAGGTTTAAATTCAGTAATCGTCCCGGTTTTGATACGGAGTTTTCCAATGTTATTCATAAACGTTTCGGAAACGCTTACAACAAAGGCGGTATAGAAACTATCCGAAAGGAAGGAATTGCTGAGTTTTTCCATGATTACGTTACCAGTCGAAAGAAAGCGGCTGCTGAATTTCCGACATTTTACAAAGAATTTAAGAAGATACTGGAAGGTGATAAAGATCTGCGCGCTGCAGTAGATAAATTGTCTTATGTTGGTCATCAGTGGTATGCGCAGCCTGTGTGGGAACGGATGAAAGGTTCTGTTTCTTTTGGCGGTAAAGAAAATCTACTGCAGAAAACGTTGAAATTCTTTAAGGATTCTAAGGAAGTCGCACGGAAAGTTTATCATGAGCCGTATACTACAATGGTGGATGAGCTTCATCCGTTAGAGGAACTTATCGGTGAAGTAGAAAAACGCACAGGAAGAAAGTTAAGGATAGAAGAAAACGCATTCAAACAGGCGTGGCTTGCGCGCGGTTGGGCAGGTAAAGCAGAAGCGTTTCTGCAGAACGGAGATAAACGGCTCGGTGTGAAGGCATTTAAAGATGTTATCCGACAAATCCCAGAAAACCGGCTTGAAGATTTCTCTACATATCTGACGGCATTGCGTGAACTGGATATGAATAAGTGGAACGAAGTTCTTCCGCTCGGGGAAGAACCGTTGACCACAAGGTTTACGAAAGCAGAATGTCTTGAAGCTATCAAGCATTACGAAAAAAGCCCTGTCTTCAAAAAGGCTGCCGCAGAAATTCATAAATACAGTGATGCACTGCTTCATTTAGCAGTAGAAGGTGGAATGCTTACTGCAAGGGCCGCGGCGGATATGAAAGCTAAATATCCGCATTATGTGCCTTTCTTCCGTGAATTTTATGAAGCTGCAGAAGCACAACGGAATGGAACGGGAAAGGGATTTGCCAATGTGGGGGCTGTCACCAAGAAAATGCGCGGCAGCACTTTAGATGTAGTAGACCCGTTAGAAGGAATAATCCGGAATACTTTCTCAATAATGAGCGCCATCGAACGGAATAAGGTAGGACAATCTATCGTGAAACTGGCCAATGTTGATGGCATGGGAGCATTGATTGAAAAAGTGTCCGGTGTGTCGAAGGTAACGGATCATAGTTTCAGCGTTTGGGAAAACGGAAAGAAAGTTGTTTATAACACGACGCCGGAATTGTATCAGGCATTTAAAATGTTGAATCCGGAAGGTGCAAACATGTTTACGAAGCTTCTTTCTTACCCGGCAAAATGGCTTCGTGCCGGGGCGACGTTAGGGCCCGAATTTATCTTGCGAAATCCTGTCCGCGACATGATTTCTGCTACAATCTACTCTAAACATGGATTTATTCCCGTTGTAGATACCCTTAAAGGCTTAGGGCTGTATCTACAAAAAGGTGAAACTTACTGGGAATACATGCGGTCAGGTGCGTCGCAGGCTAACCTTGTTTCTCTTGATAGGAATTACCTTTCCGGGCAAATGAGAGATCTGCTGCAGCGGCCAAGCGTCAAGAAGATGATTACAACAAATCCGATTGAAGTCCTGCGGGGATTATCCGAGGCTACGGAAATGGCTACACGTTTGGCAGAATTTCATAACGTCAGGAAAGGATATACAGGCATTGGAAATCGGCTATTCAGCAAAAAACGGAATCCGGGCAGTATCCAAGAGGCGGCGCTTGAAAGCCGTGATGTGACGCTGGATTTCTCTCGAATAGGTTCTCATACAAAATCACTGAACAAGACAATTGCATTCTTTAATGCGGCTATTCAGGGGACGGATAAGATGTTCCGTGAGTGGAAAGCTAATCCGCTGGATATGACGGTAAAAACGGCCATGTGGATTACCCTGCCGTCGGTATTGCTCTGGGAACTTAACAAGGATGACCCGCGGTATCAAGAACTGCCGCAGTGGCAGAAAGATATTTTCTGGATTATTCCGACAAAAGATACACTGATTAAAATCCCCAAACCGTTTGAACTGGGGATTCTTTTCGGTACCGTTCCTGAACGTATGCTGCAATGGGATTATGACAGAAAAAGGAAACAGAAGGGGGCAGGATTCAAAGGCCTTGCAGGCTCTGTACTTGATTCTATGGCTCCATCTTTCCTGCCGACGGCATTAGTGCCGGCTATTGAAGCGATGACCAATCATTCAATCTTTATGGGGCGCGATATCGTACCACAAAGCCAGCAGAATACAATCCCTGAACTGCAGTATGGCCATTACACGTCGGCAGTCGGCAGAAAGATTGGCGAAACGTTCGGTATTTCTCCCCGCAAGGTAGATAATACCATCCGCGGATATGGCGGCAGTCTTGCCGGACTGGGATTGACACTTACAGATGGAATGGCAGGACTGGATGAAACGCGTCCGGCAAAACGATTTTCTGAACAGCCGGGGATTCGTGGATTTACCGCCACGCCATACGCAAGCAGTGAAAGCGTACAGGAAGTTTATGATGCCTATGACAGGCAACTGAAACTGTTCAATGCGGGGCGGGAACTGCATAGGCGGATGGACGGATTCGATCCGCGGGAATTTGAACAGATGAAGAATGCCGTGAAAGCTTTTCAGAATATTAACCAAGCAAAGAAGGCGGTCATGAAAAGTAATTTATCAAGTGAAGCTAAACGAAAGCGGCTGGATGAAATACAAATGTCACAAGTTAGAATTGCAAGAAAAGCATTAGGGAAAGGAGATATCAAATAATTGGAACAGGAATTTTTTCATGCATTACTGCCAATTGCCAGTAATATTGTATATGTTGTTTTATCAATGGCTGTAGGTTTCCTTTGGAATAAAGCCAAGGGCCTGCAAGAAAACAGAGAAAAAACAGAAGATGGCGTGCGGGCATTGCTCAAAGACCGTTTAATCGGGATCCACAGCAACGCTATGAAAAAGCAGTATATCACTTACACAGAAATGGAGCGTGCATCAACAATGTATGAAGCTTATCATGGCTTAGGTGGCAACGGTACGGGTACAGCGATTATGGAAGAACTCAAGCGTCTTCATATTCAAAAGGATGATTAATTATGATGGAGAAAATCAAAAAACTGTGGACGCGGTATGTGCCAAGTATTTCAAGGCGTGCGAACACGTCTTTGAAAGTGGTATATCTTTACGGAACTGGACTTTTGATTCTGTTTTTTATGGTGCTCTTCTCGTGGCTTCATGATTTTTATCGAACAGGCACAGCTAACACGGCACAGTTGATTACATTTTTCAAAGAGTATGCAGCTCCGGCAGTAGTCGGGGCTGTTACTTTTATATCAGTTTTTTCGGTGAATAAGAATCGGAATGGTGATTCCGACGCGGCAGAGAAAGGAGCGGCAAATAATGAAGGGGATAGACGTATCGGAAAATAATGGAATGGTAGACTGGGGTGCTGTAAAAGCGGCAGGTTTTGAGTTTGCTATTATCCGCATTGGTTACGGCAAAGGGCACTTAGACAGTCAGTTTTACGACAATGTGAATGGCGCTTTAAAAGCAGGACTGAAAATCGGCATTTACCATTATTCTTATGCATTATCTGACGATGTAGCAGGTATTGAGGCGGATTTTGTTATTCAGACGCTTGAAGAGTGCGGATTGACCACAGATAAATTGCCGATGGGCGTATGGTTCGACATGGAAGATGGGGATGGTTACAAAGAACGTCATGGCATGCCGGATAATCAGGAACTGACAAACATCTGCAACGTCTTCATTAATCGCTTGTGGGATGCAGGCTATAAATATGTAGGTCTATATTCTTGTTATGACTGGTTGGTGAATATTCTGGATGTTGATCAACTGGGCGGATGTGCAATCTGGTGTGCGCAGTTTGATTCAAAATGTGATTATCCGGGTGCCCATATTTGGCAGTACACGGAATCAGAAAATATCGAGGGAAAATTGTTTGATGCGGATGTTGTGATGGAGGTATAAATGTGTGGAAAAACATTAAAACAAGCAATTATCGCTATCTTCTTATTATTGGGATTATTGTTTTGCTGCTCATTGCAGGTATCTGCGGATGGTGGTGTTATGAATCGAGCAGAGCCAAAACAGACTGTCATGATATCAATGACGGATTGGAACGAGCTCAAGACGGAATCCGCAGCGCAGAACTTGGAATTAAATCAACTCAGACAGAAATTGATCATGCTCAAAATGGACTCCGGAGAGCAAATGCAACAGCTGGAGAAATTGCAGAAAGAGCTCGAAGAGATGCAGATATCATTAACGAATGCGAATCGATCGTTGAACGATGTCAGGAACGATCTATCCGAATCCAGAACATCATTAGAAGAGTTGAAGAACAAAATAAAGAAAATGGAGCACAAACAAGCGGTCATACGTAGGCAACGAGATATATATGCGGGGCTGTTTGTTATTACCGCGGGAGCGGTTTTCTCCTGGATGTGATCCTAAATTTAATTTATGGTATAATATAATTAGTTGAACCGTGGAGTATTGCACAAAGCGGACCGGAAAGAGCCTTGATACAGAAATTGTATCAGGGCTTTTTCCTTTCAAGGAGGATTATATGAGATGGTTTTTATATGCACCGCTACAATTACTCATTATGATAATTTGTTATATCACAAATCCTATTGTAGTATTGTTTGCCGACAAAAACGGAGAACTGCATGGATTTTTGCGAAAATGGCAAACATTTGATGATTCATGCGATAGCGAAGACTGCGTGACAAAATATGTACCAGACTGGATGCGGTATGATTTCTATAGATACTACTGGGCGGAGAAACGATATGATCCGAACTATGGACGGGTTATGAAAAGATCAATTAACATTGCGTCGCTGCCGTTAATCGATAAATTGAAGCGATATTGTTGCCGTGTGTTCTGGTTGTCAAGAAACTGTGCATATGGTTTTGCAATTGACTGGTTTGGAGTAACAATTAATCCGGATAATGTAGTAGTCATTGACAATTACAAAATGGGAGAGTCCGAAAGAAATATATTTGTTACGCGGGATTTAAAATACTGGAAAATATATAATTCTATGCGAATTCTGAACACGAATTACCGATGGAAAATATATTTAGGATGGAAAATTCATAACGTGCAAAGTATACATAGAGCAATGCTGGCACTCCGAATGTGGTTCTGCAAAGCAAATTAA